TTCGTCTGCATCGCCATCAATTACCGCAACACTTTCTACTAAAGCATGAGTTAAAATATTATCTGTTTGCTCCGATGTGTGAGCTGAAGTTAAACTAACAACGGTGTCTAAAGTTTTATCTGAATAAAGTTTAAATTGGTTGTTATCAATTTTTTCAATATAATATTTTGTATTTTCAGATAAACCACCAATAGCTGTTCCTGTATTATCATAATAAAAAATATCGCCAGTAACAAAACCATGAGATGCTGAATAAATAAAATTAGATGAAATATTAACACCTTGATAAATGTATTGAGTTGTGTCTGAACTTGGAGCTGAAGTAAAAGATACAGCCGTTCCCGCAGTAGCATTCGATGCGGTTGTGGCTAGTTTAATGGTATTACTATCGGTTGCGATAGCATAATATAATGTTGAATTATTTAATCCACCAATAGCATTAGAGCCAGCATAATAATAAACTGGATCAGCAGTTGATAAACCGTGTGATGAAATAGTAATTGTATTAGCTGTGGTATTTACATTTGAAGAATTTGAAGTGAAACTAATTGATTGTTGAATAATATTTTTTGTAGTGTCAGACTTACCGCCTATAATGTGTCTATGCCAAGCAACAACATTTTCTAATCTGTTATAAGTTAAACCAGTTAAAATTCCATCTGTTCTTGCTCCCCAAACAACTGAATATGGCTCTTGTTGGTAATCCATTTGAGTAATACCACTTTCAGTTATATGTTCAGAAAGAATAGTTAAATCTGGAGCAACATAACCATCGGTATCAAAATTATAAGCAAGTTCTCTCATTTTTCTTTTTGCTCTTTGTAAAAAGATAGTTGCGTTACCAATAGATAAAGCATCTACTCCCGCTGAACCATAGTTGGATTGTTTAATGATTGAAATATTTGTCGGTGTGATTGCAGATGCGGTTCCAGCAGAGACAGCATATTCTCCACCCGTTGTCATTACAATTAAAGTTCTCGTTGCCTTCATAGCTTTAATCGCATTAACCTGGTTGGATGCAATAGTATAAATCATAGCATCGTCAGCATCAGTTCCAGCTGTCATATTCTCATAATCTCCAGACTTTGAGAAAAACATAGTTTGTGGTTGATCGGATGTTCCAGCAAATACTAATCTTTGTTGAAAAAATGTAACTACCGAAGGATGACCCGTGGTATCCGAAAAAGAACCTAGATTAAATGCTGCTGTTGCATCGGTATTAGCAAATGCTTTAGTGATTGTGCAAACTACAACGGTTGTGTTAGTTCGTGCTGTAATTACAGCCTCGCCACTATTAAATTTTAAAATTCTTCCAACATCTGTTGTTTGCCAGCCATCGCCACCATTTATTCCTGTGGTTGAGCTAGCAGTTATATTAACACCCGTTCCAGTTCCAGAGGATGCTGGAGTTAAAGTTGTTGTTGTGGTGTTGGTATCCATGTAGGGACCAGTTTCAGCAAAGTCTACTTCTGAAAGTGTCCAGGATGTATGACCCGTTCTGGATAATTTAGATGCCTCATGAGATGGATGGCAGATATACATAACGTCAGCGGATTGTGCGAATTTTAAATCAAATAATTGTGCTGTCGTATAACTGGTTGTGATTTGGTAAATTCTATTGGCTACACCAGCAGATGAATAAGCAGTATAACCAGAAGAGTTTATATCGTTACCATCAACATCTTGTAATTCAAAAGTATTAGTAGTTTTATCAGCTACTTTAAAAGTTTTACCATTTACTTCTGTCATTCCAACAACAGATGAGATAGTTACAAAATCTCCATTTGAATAACCATGAGAGTTAGATGTAACTACAGCTGGATTAGCAGCAGTAATTCCAGTAATAGTTTTATTAGCCTCTACAATTTGACCGTCATCTTTAAAGAAACGAATATATTGATTGCCAAATTCTAAAATGTAAGTTTGTTCAGTTGAAAATGTAAAAGGAATAAGTCTTGTTTTGTTTGCGGATGTTTTTATTTCAGATACAAAATAAGTTCCTGGTCGTCTTGTTATTGGTCCATGTGGCATAACCACAAAGTTTTCAATATTCGTTGCACCATTAAAGTATTTTGCAAAATCTGTTCTTCCCTCCATAGAAGAGGAAAGCTCCCCAGCCGTAAAGCTAGGGATGCTTAAAAGTTGTTTTCCCATATTTAGTATCTACTATTTAAAAAATCTTCAGTTATGATTTGATCTGTTGGAGCTAATTCTGGGTTAGTATTATAACCTTCAGAACTATCTGCGTGTCTTGCCTCTGATAATTTAGCTTGATATTTTTCTGCCATTAGTTTTGCAACTTGTAGATTGGCAGTTATAGCATAAGCTATATCCTGTGCTAAATGTGCAGAGATAGTTTCTCTTAATAAAACATCTAATTCGTTGACATCTGTTATTTGTGCTAAATAAATTAAATAAACAGAACTTTCACTAATTAATAATTTTCTACCTTCAACTTTATAATCGGAATTATAATCTTTAATTCCTAAAATTCTTAAACAATCTGCGGGTAAAGTATATTGATAATCAAAACCCCAGGCTGGAGTATCGCTATCTTGTGCTAATTGAACTCTTTTAATTAAACAATTCCAAGGATGAGATCTATAAACTGCATCTCTAATTGTTGTATATCTTTCATTGCATAGTCTAGCATTTTTACTATCGTCTGTAAGAGCTGTAATTGAACTTGCTCCTAATTGATTTAATGCTGAATTACAAATTTGAACCACACTAGCCATCTAGTCTCCTAAAAATAATTTTTTTTGTAAAGCATCTTAGGCGGGTTCCACTCTCGCTTTCCCCGCCTAAAATTCTATTTACTCTAGTTTACAACGTAATGAATGTTGAACGACATATCGCCTTCAGTTCCACCCGCAGCAGCCATAGTAGCCGCTATGTAGTAGTAACCTCCAGGATCAGTTGACGCTCCAGCCATTTCCCACATTGTTGAACCAGCAGTATTGATGTTAGCAGCCTCAAATCTTACATCTGCCATAGCAGCAGCATCAGCCACCGCAGTTGCAAAGTAATCTTCATCAACTACTGTTCCATCAGTTTGATAAATCCCAACATTGAAAGTACATGAACCCCCAAGTGTATCTGAACCGATCCAGATTTGCGGAACGGTTGCATTACTTGGTATAGGTGCAAGCATAACAATATCGTCATCATCACTATCTCCAGCCGCAACAACTATAGTACCTTGAGCTACACGAACTACTCCGTGTAAAAGTGCTGTGTTGTTAAGAACTTGAGGCGTAGCTTCAAAGTTTGCTACTAAGTCTGAGTTTTTAGTTCCCATGATTTATTTCCTCTCTATTGATTATGCTTCATGACAAGGGATTTGCACAACTTTTTCTTCTTCCATTCTAACGGCTCCCAAACTCATCGCATAATAAACTTGCGTACTATACGATTTGTCAGCACGTTCCGAAATTTTTGCCGATATATCTTTTCCGATACCTAACTTGATGGCATCTTCAGTATATGCAAAAACTAATCTGTCAGAAGTGTACGTTGCATCCTTGTTCAATCTTGTTGACATTATGAACTCAAAACCTAAGTAGGAATTGATACTACCTTCAGCAAGAGCTTTAACTGTATTATAGTCAGAGCTAGTTACTTGAGTAGTTCCTAATAGATCTGAGATCTGTTGTGGTCCACATACGACATATCTCTTCAATGAAGGGTCAACATCGTTGTTATCTAAGATTTTCTTCGCTGCTAAAAGTTTAGCAATCGTCAAACCGTCTGATTGGTCTGAAGTCGCAGTCTTTTGCGTTGAAGGTAAAGCTGTAGATGTACCACCAGCAACACCAGTATCAGCCGATGCGTTGAACGATGTAATAATTACATCATCCATTGCACGGTTCATAGCTGCTGCCGCTGCTTTAGCGTATGAGCTAGTTGGGTCTACAAGCATTCTAACTTTGTCAACATCGTCAACTAAGTCAGCCCATTCATAGTCAGCCAAGCTCAATCTTCTTCTGCTGTGTGGTGTCAGTTTGTTCTTTGTAGTTTTTTTAATTACTACTCCTACATATCACTATGTAGCTCAGACTATATCATCACTAATTAAAGTGTTCGGTTTTCGTGGGTATATTATTGTTTCCTCAATACCTAGTCGTTGAACCTTCTATATACTTTTTAAGTTATATAGCTTGGCTGCTGATTGTCTCTAAAGAGATTTCCCAGCAATTTACCGAATTTAAAATCGACAATTTTTTTATCGATTTGAGGAGTGTCCCCATGACGAGAAGTTCTCAACTGTGCAGCTGTAACTCCTACTTGGTCAAAGAAAGCATTTTTTCCTCTAACAGTTTCCACATCAACAGAACCTCTAAGTTTACTTCCCATTTGTTGAGAAAGCATAGCAATATTCGAGCTATACTGTTCAA